CCACTTCCGTGGTCAATGCATGCAGGAAAAGCTCGCATGTTATCCCTTCAGTATTTGGGTCAATTCCGGTCAATCACGTTCCCCTGATCCCGAGTCATATCCACCCAACCGAGCGATCTACAACAGGATATTTAAAGATGACGATAAACAGTCGGAATAAGGGCAGAGCTGCTGAGCAGGAGATCTGTCGCATTCTTAAAGATGAGCTGCGTATCGAGGTGAGGCGCAACTGGATGGCACAGAACGCACAAGCTGGGAACTGTGACATCACTGACGTGCCTGGCTGGGCAATTGAGATCAAGAGACATAAGACATTAGCTCGTTGGAATGATTGGTGGATACAGGCTTGTGCTCAAGCACTGCAGATGCAACGCAAGCCTGTACTGCTAATGAGAGCTGATCGTCAGCCCTGGTACGCAATGATGAGCCTGTATCACTTACAACCAGAGATGCATGATCATCATCCATGTTGGATGTCGCTCGATTCCTGGTGCAAGCTAGTGAGGTTAGAGCTCGATGCCTCTTAATCTCGAGCATTTCAAAATGCTGAATGCCAAGGCTTCGAGCTTGGAGCGTGGTACTGGTGGTGTGCCGGAGATCACATTTCAAGAGGTTGCTGATCTATTGGCTCGAGTTGACTACAAAGTCTCAGTCTATGGTCGTTATGTTTATGCTAAGCAGCGAGACATGTGGGGTACATTGGTCAAGCTCGTGGTCGATGAGATCACACCAGAGGATCTCGAGGAGCCAACACCAGATTATTACTATCAAGTCGCTGAGCTCGGCATTCGCACGACTGACGCTGACTATGTATTGACAAACTCGCAGAAGGCATTCGCTATTGGTGTGTCTTGGTGGACCAGGAAACATGAAAACCTATATCGAAAAGCTCAATCAATCCTCGATGAATGGGATTACGAGCTCAGATTGAGCGTGAAACGATGGAATGAGGATCATCCAGCTTGGTTGACAGACCCATAATGTTGAGCGTAGAACGTATATTCTGGGCGCAGCTCCCACCCTGAAAACAATATAGATCGCACTCACACGTTCGTGCGATCTTTGGCTGCTGTTTTGGCTCGAATTCCCCACCGCTGTGGTCCTGGATTGGTTGATTAGGGTCCTGATCGCACAAAACATAGATAAATCAATGACTTAGGTGCCGATCGGTACCTGAGTTCGGACCCGATCCTGGCCGGCATGGGCCGGAGCTCCACTTTTGGCCGAAAAACGGCGGAAATCGGGGCGGACCCCCCCACCCCCTTTTATTTTTTTGAAAACGTAAACGATATTGTCTGTGCAAATTCGGGGGGAAAAATAGCAATATTAGGAAAAACTGATTGACCGAATCGGTCAGTTTCTAACCGAATTCGGCCAACGTAGGAACAATTTATGTCTGATCGAGAGTTAAACCCCCGCCAGGAGCGATTTATTGAGTTTTTCGTGGCTACCGGCAATGCAACACAGTCTGCAATTAAGGCCGGCTATAGCGAAAAGGCTGCGCATGCCCGTGGGCATGAGCTCAAAAACCGCTACCAGGCTGAGATTGAGAAAAAAACCAGGGCAGCAATACGTTCCCTGGTGCCTGGAGCTCTCGCTCAACTCAAAAGCCTCGCTCTCGAAGGCGAGTCGGAAGCCGTTAGATTTCAGGCCACCAGGGACATCCTAGATAGGGCCGGCTTCAAACCGAAGGATGTAGTCGAGACCGTCACGGTAGAAAAATCCACCGACGAGCTGCGAGCTGAGCTCGAGCAGCTCCGGTCTGGTGTAGACGGAGATAGCGATGAAGAAGTGATGCCCGCGCAATTGAACTAATGCCAAAGCGTAGACGACCTGGGCAGCGGAGACGACAACCTAACTGGATGGCCCGAGCTCTCGATCCATCAACTCCAACGCTGAATAACCAAACAGTGCGAACAGCGAGCACTGAATACCAGGGTAAAGAGATTCTGTATCCCACGATCAGAATGGGAGCAGACGGAAAGCTGAAAAAATTAAGTGAAGCAGATGCATATTGGTCAGCTTTAAAGAATAGGGACTATTTCACGTTTAATACACCGGATGAGGCCACCGCATTTTCAAAACGTCTAAGCAACTTAATTAGACGCTCTCGAGGGATGTAATGGCACTGGCACAGGTCCAGGAGTTAGATCGTCACGCATTAAGTCGTGAGATCGATCTCATCAAACAGATTAAAGAGCGAGAGCGATACAACGCAATCGAGCTTTATGATCCGTACCCGTTCCAGCTACGGTTTCACGAGACCAGTAAAGACGCTTCGCAGCGGGTCTTGTGTGCCGGCAACAGGGTAGGCAAGACAAAATCGGGTGCCAGTGAGACGTGCTTTCACCTTACGGGCTTATATCCGCCCTGGTGGAAGTTTAGAAAATACAAGGATCCGATAGTCGCATGGGTAGGTGGAGTCTCAACAGAAACCTGTCGAGACATCGCGCAAGCTGAGCTCCTGGGCCGACCAGGAGACCCCGAAGCACTCGGTACTGGCGCGATACCGAGAAGCTGCATCATCGAGACGCAGCGAAAACCTGGTGTCCCGAATGCGGTAGCAATGGCGATCATCAGGCATGTGTCTGGTGGTAACAGTTACGTCTACTTCAAAGCTTTTAACCAAGGGAATGAGCCCTGGATGGGTTCTGCGGTCGATGTGGTGTGGCTCGATGAGGAACCACCACGCGAGATCTACACCCAGGGAGTTACCAGGACACTAGCCTCGAAGCAGGGTGGTATGTGCTTTATGACGTACACACCTGAGAGCGGGATGAGTGAGACCACCAGCCAGTTCTTTACCGATCTGCGTCCTGGTCAGAGCTTGAGTCACGGGTCCTGGGATGATGCAAGCGAAAGCATCACGACCACACAGAAGAAGGTACCAGGTCATCTGACAGAGGCTGCGATGGAGCAGCTCCTGCAAGCGTTACCACCGCACGAGCGGGAGATGCGCAAGTATGGCCGGCCCACGATTGGCTCCGGCCTGGTGTTTCCGATACCCGAGGAGAAGCTCCTGTGCGAACCGTTTGTAATACCGGAGCACTTTGAGCGCATTGCTGGAATTGACTTTGGTTATGACCATCCGACTGCAGTGTGTTGGTGTGCGTTGGATCCAGACGAAGACATTATTTACGTCTATGACGTTTATAGACGGGCGAAGATGTCTCCCGAGCAGCACTCGATAGCAATCAGTACTCGTGGGAACTGGCCCATAGCCTGGCCCCACGATGGTAACCGCCTGGACTCGATGGGTAATCCATCGTTACGGGATCAATACGTCGGTCACGGTTTAAACCTATTGCCGTCGCACTTCACCAACCCGCCGGCAGTCGGTGAGAAGAAGGGTGGTAACAGTATCGAGGCCGGCATCATGGATATGCTCCAGAGGATGGAGCAGGACCGGTTTAAAGTTTTCTCGACACTGGGAGATTGGTTTGAAGAGTTTAGGTTATACCACCGCAAGGCGGGTTCGGACGGCAAGGTAAAGATCGTGCCGATCAAAGACGACCTAATGTCAGCCACTCGTTATGCGGTGATGTCAGTGCGCTTTGCTGTGCCGGAAGGCGACTCTCCCTGGAAAGGTGACCTGAGATATCCTGATCTTGGAATAGTCTGATGGGCCTTATAACAGCGAGTCCACAGAAGAAGTGGTATCAGCGACTTCTTAATATCGGTCCTCGGATAGGAGAGCAGATTTCTGGTGGAGTAGAGATGTTGGGTGATATCCCACAGAAATCAGTATTTCACGAAAGAGAATTTCACCCAACTGCGAGGGGTCACAACCCTGAGTTCGTGGACGATGCAGCTACCTGGTTAGCTCGTAATGTCGGTGGTCTACTTGGTATAGCTACAGCACCTATTGGTGGGCCGTTTACGGCTTTAGTCGAAGACCCTATATCTGACCAGCTTCAGTTGGGAGTAGGTCTCAGTAAAGAAGATGCAGACCTAGCTTCGATGGCAGTAACCGGACTGATTCCTTTCGGGATGACGACCAAGGCTGGCAAGTTAAGCGCACTCAAACGAGTTAAGTCCGGCGAGAAGAAAGGGCAGTATATTGGTGCTCCAGTAGGCTTAGACAGCCCACAGAAGCTCGCTGCGATGCAGAAAGATTATCAGCAGCTTGTAGAGCTCGGCATGGAAGGCCGGCACTTCTACGAAGACAGTAGTAATTTCTTTTTAGACTTAACCGGTGGTGATGTTGTTGAGGCGACCAAGCTCGCAAAGTCCTACGCAGCAACCTCACAAGGTGCTGCTCTCGATGCAAACATGGGTTGGGCTATTAAAGGCCACTACCAGGGGTCGCTTGGTGATGACATAAACACCGGTCGTTTCCCTGCGTCCAATAGAGCTGTGCTGCCGGATGTCTACGCTGGTGGAGATCCTGATTTAGGTCCTAAACGTGGACCGTTTGCGCAGAACCTACAGTCGGCCTGGGATGACACGTTGGCCGAGAATCCTGTTAACGATATTTGGCAGGGTAGGGCATTCGGTTATAAGCACGACCCCACGAAGAAATACCCAGAGGGTGAGCCCTGGGGAGCTGGTTTCAGTGAAACTCAACACGAGTTTATGAACCGTCTCACAAAAGAGAGGCTCACGCCGAAGTTTAACGAAGCAGCTCTCGGTGGTTATGAAGATTGGAATAATTTAAGGACCCAGGCTGCTGCCTGGTCTGGAGCTCGCCAGAGAGCTGGTGAAATAGGTCCAGAAGATGTCGGTATCCACTACGGAGATTTAGCTAAGAAGTACACCGGTTTATTAACCAGGGAGACAATGCCTGGTTCAACCACCGGTCATCTCCAGGAGATGTTATCTCTGCCTGATGTTCGGATTCAGTATCACGATGAGATGATGAAGATCCTGGTGGATCCGAGCACTGGTAAAGATAGGATTGCTCGTGCGTTTAATTTATTGACACCTGATAATCCAAAACTTGCGCGAGGGTTTTATGTTAATCCCGAGGGTGGTGTGGAGCTTAATCCGTCTTACCACATCCCGTTCTTAGCCGGCAGACAAACCACGACTTCTAAGTTTGGATCTGAAGTACCAGCAGTTGATCCAGCCACTAGGTCGTTAGTGAACGCAGCGGAAGGTACTTACTCCCAACTGACAGCGCAGAACGCTTACGGTTGGAACTATGTGATGGGGTTGGATAAGGTTTCACAACCGCATGCAACGTCAGCAGCTATGGATATTGGGCGCGAGTTGACTGATGACGAGCTGTTATCGTTGTACACAAAACTCGAGTCAGAGTTCGGTTGGGAAGTGGTTCCAATACCACATGATAGTGGCGTAACCATACTTTACTTTGGAGAACCAACGGCCAGGACGGTCAATAAAAAAGGTTCTCACATAGGGTCCAATTTCATCGATAAAACTGGTAAAATACTTACTGAGTTTTCTGAAGAAATTGACGTAAAAGGGGGTGTGAGTTATGCCAAAGCAGACACAGGATACGCAGAGAACAACTGGGCTACCGAAAGATACGGACAGGCTTTCATTCAGGATGCTGACATCCGAGGACGACCCTCATTACTCACTGCATACGATGACGTCGTCCCTGAGATTGCCTCCAAAATCAATGCGTTCGAAAAGCGATTCGCAAAAGAAAACAATCTAACCATTAACAACGACATCCACCGGATGCGTGAAGCATTAGCTACTGGTGGTATGAAAGGGTTAGAGGAGTTAATTAAGACCGGATCATTATCTGTCGCAGTAGTGGCGACATTTATGTACGAACTCAAGTTCGGGTCTCCCGAGCCACCAGACGAAACATAACAAAACTTTAGACCGGCCCTAGTTGGCCGGTTTTTTTATGGAATTTTATGGCTAGACCAACAGACGACGAACTGCTCTCCAGGATAGGCAGCGAGGTAGCTGTGTCCCTGGGTTACGGGGATGAAATCTCGGACCAAAGACGTGAGGCTATGGAGCGATACCTTGCTCTACCATACGGGAATGAGATCGAGGGCCGGTCACAGGTAACGGACAGCAGTGTAAGTGACACAGTGGAATGGATCGTGCCGTCCCTGGTACGAGTGTTCGCATCTAGCGATAACATTGTTAAGTTTCATCCAGAAGGTCCCGAAGATATTCCGTATGCTGAACAAGCCACTCAGTACACAAATTACATACTGACTCGAGACAACAACTGGTACGACATTTTTACAACTTGGGTGAAGGATGCGCTGATTCAGAAAGTTGGTGTCATCAAATGTTGGTGGGATGAGACTGACTATCAGAATCGTGAGGAGTATCACGATCTAGACGACATCGAGCTCGAGTCGCTCCTGGCGGACGAAGCGGTCGAGGTCCTCGAGCACACAGAAAAGGAAGGTGATACACAGGTTGATCAGATGGGTCAGCCCATGCTGCCGACCATAACTCACGATATTGTTATTCGGCGCAACACGACTAAAGGTCGCGTTAAGCTTGAGAACATTCCGCCGGAAGAGTTTTTAATTTCTCGAGATGCTAAGACGATTGAAGATGCCAGGTTTGTTTGTCATCGAGTGCGTAAGACATTATCCGAGATGCGAGAGATGGGTTACGACGTGGATCCAGATCGTCTTGGTAACACAGCTCAGTTTAACGATCTATCGACCGAGGCTTTTGCCAGGTTCGATTTCGATGATTCCAGTAGAGATGGCTTTGATGGTCATGTCGAAGAAGCTTTGCGTGAAGCTTGGTTATTTGAAAGTTACCTAAAGACAGACTACGACGATGATGGTATTGCTGAGCTCAGAAGAATCGTAACCGTTGGTGATCAGATTCTCGAGAACGAGCCGGTAGACCGTAAGCCGTTCGCAAGCCTGACTCCGATCAAGCTCCCACATAAGTTTTACGGCATGTCGGTTGCCGACCAGGTACTCGACATCGCGTTGGTTAAGACAACGCTGATGCGCCAGCTCCTGGACAATCTCTATCTCCAGAATAGTGGTCGCGTTATGGCGATGGAAGGACAATGCAACATCAATGACCTATTAACGAGTCGCCCTGGTGGTGTAGTTCGCGTTCGAGCTCCTAACGCAGTACAGCCATTACCAACACCACCGCTGCAGCCTTATACGTTTGAGATGATGCAGTACCTGGACCAGGTTCGAGAAGAGCGATCCGGTATGACCCGTATGTCTCAGGGTCTCGATGAAAATGCGCTGACCTCACATACGTCGGCTACGCAAGTTTCTCAAGTGATGACGGCAGCAGCGCAGCGTGTAGAAAACATTGCGCGACAGTTTGCTGAGACCGGCGTTAAAGATCTGATGCATCAGATCTACGAACTGGTGCAGAAGAACCAGGACAAAGAGCGTGTCATTAAGTTACGCAATGAGTGGGTGCCGGTACGACCAGACATGTGGCGAGATAAGATGGATTGTGTTGTATCTGTTGGCCTGGGTCATGGAAATAAAGATCAGCAGCTCATGCACCTGACCAACCTGATGCAGTTTGCTTCTCAGTCGATGTCAGGTGGACTGTCTATCGTCAACGAGCAGAACCTTTATAACTTGGGTGCTGAGCTCATTAAGAATATGGGCTTTAAGGATGTGGATTCGTTCCTGACGGATCCATCCAAACAACCCCAAGATGAAGGGCCGAGTCCAGAAGAGCAGATGGCACAGTCAGAGATGCAGCTCAAGGAAGCTGAGCTCGAGATCAAGATTGCAGAGACGCAGATCAAGCAACAGAAACTGCAGCTCGATGCAGCACAAGGACAACAGGAAATGCAACTCAAAGCAGCCGAGTTGAAGCTCGAATCAGAGCAGCAAAGGCCGGTTGCAATCGGAGACACGTAATGACCAAAAAGCGTAAAGCTAAAAAGTTTACAACTGAAGAATCTGCCTTTGGTGCTGGAAATTTTACTCCGAGGTATAAGCAAACAAAGACAGGTTTTGATCCAGTGAAGATTGCTATACAGATGGGTGAGTATTACGACGCACCACCACCCAAGCGAGATCCTGCAGTTGGAAGGCTTAATGAATGGGCAAAGAAGGTCATCAAAAAACGTGAAAAAAATGAAAGGCTGAACCCTGACATTCGCAATCGTGACGATAATTTTTAATGAACGAGAGAGAACGAGCAGAGGCTGCTAAACGGCTCCTCGAGGATCCGCTGTTCGATGAATCATTTCAAACGTTACGTGATGAGCTGCTAAACGTTTGGGAGCACTCAGCAGCTCACGAACAGGTGGAGAGAGAATCCGCCTGGTTAGGACTGAAACTACTTACCCGTATTCGCATCCACCTCGAGTCGTTAATTACGACAGGTGAGATGGAGAAACGGAAAAATGACATTGGCATGATGTAGCCAAAAGGAACAAGGAAGCACGGCCCACTTCGGTGGGCTTTTTTTATGGAGTTTAGACATGGCGGATACGCAACAAGCACCCGCATCGGATGTCGCTGATGCACCACCCTCTGGAAGTATTAGAGAGGCACAACAGGCACTCATGGGACTTCTGGACTCGGAAGAGCAACCAGAACAACAAGAGTCCGCACCGGTCGAAGATTCAGAGTCCACGGATGTAAGTCCAGACGAAGAGTCCGAAGCCGTTTCTGAAGAAGCAGAAGCTGAAGAGCTAATCGAAGACGATCCCGAAGAGGACACCGACGACGAAGAGCCCGAAGCTGAGCTTGAAGGTGACGATAGTGAAGCAGATGTTATCTACGAAGTCAGAGTAGGTAACGAGACGCTTGAGGTTCCTATCGATGAGCTGATTAAAGGCTATAGCCGGCAATCAGACTACACCAAAAAAACCCAAGCACTTTCTGAACAACAGAAGGAAATCGATAACCTGACGCAGCAGCACCAGGCCGAGATCCAGCAGATTCAGCAAGAGCGACAGCAGTACATGGACTCGCTCACGCAAGTGATCGAAAACGCCGGTCTCGAGAAGATGAATATCGATTGGGAACGGTTAAAAGCTGAAGACCCTCTTGAGTACATCACTAAGCGTGAAGAGCTTAGAGAATCTCAGGAAAAGATTGCTCAACTCCAGCAACAGCAAAAACAAGTTGCGGAGAAGCAAGCTGTAGAGCAGGAATCGATGTTGAAAGCTGCCCTGGCCCAGGAGCACGAAAAGCTCGTGGAGAAATTACCCGATTGGGGTAAGCCAGATACTCAGCAAAAACTCGCAGGAGAGCTCCGGTCTTATTTAGTCGATTCGGGTTATGAGATCGAAGAGATTGACCAGCTTATTGATCATCGTTCTTTCATCGTTGCTCACAAGGCAATGATGTATGACCAACTGCAAAAGGCTAATCCGAAGTCTAAAAAGCTGAAGAACAAGCCTCGAGTAGTTCGATCTGGAAAAGGAACGACTAGAGCTCGTGAAGACAGAGAACGTGTATCTGCAAACAGAAACCGGCTGAAGCAAACGGGTCACGTCAGAGACGCAGCCCGTGCTTTGGAAGACATTTTCTCGTAAGGAGATACATCTATGGCAGTTCCCTCAAATACCCGCATGACACACAGTGCCATAGGGGTCAGGGAAGATCTCGCAGGGGTGATATACGATATCAGTCCTACAGATACTCCCGCATTGACCAATATGGGCAAGGAATCATGCGATCACACGAAGTTCGAGTGGCAGACTGATGCACTCGCAGCAGCAGCTACCAACACCCACTTAGAGGG